GGCGATGGTGTACGACCTTCAACGTGCCACCGACTACCTTGCTGAACGCTTTGAAGAGCTACGTGGTCGGCGTATTAAGATGGAACGGGAGAACGCTGTTGGTGCTACTTTCCAGGTGTCGGTGTACGGGGACATGAGGCAGGACAACTGGTTTGAGAGTAACGTTCGCCGTTCGCATGGAGAGTTTGACGATGAGTAAGTTTACTGTAGAGGATATGCTAGCTAAGCGTATAGAAGAACTAGAAGATGCTCATAATGAATTGTTTGTGATGTTCACTATGTGCAGAAAGGTCTTGGAAGATATAGCGTTAGCGCACACCGAAAGGCAAATGAGGGAGATGGCTGAGGCTGTGCTTAAGGATGTGAGAGCGTCTGTGAAATGAGCATATACATGGATACGATATAGTGGCATTTTTAAATCATGATATACCTACGATTACGTGCTTGATACGGAATGAATACCTTTATAATCATAAGAAAGGTCATGGTGACTTTACTCCAGCCGACGTTCACAGCGTAGCATGTATGGAAAAGAGAGTTCCTCTTTTTGAAGCATTTTTAGAAAATGGAGTTAACTGGACACGTAGACCTATAAATGCGTTTTGTTGGAAAAAGGACGCCCCAGTCCGACCTCTGACGGAACATATCTACTGGGATTGTCTGAGCCAATATCCAGACGTTCACGTAAGGTCAAGGTTAGCAGGTCTACGTGCTAAACTCCTCACACCCTCAAAAGAACAAAGAGAGGGAATCTATATTTTTACTATAGACTGGGCGCATGAAAATCGATCTATGTTAGATACAAACTTTGGCGAAACACCAGAACATAAGTGCGGTCACGTATTCAAAATGGATGAAGGTAATTATTACATTTATCCTAACAACAAGATATTCTGGCATGATAATGCTTGGGTGTTCCAGCCAATCAATCACAATCCTGGTTATGAAATAGACACTACCGTGTACACTGTAGAAAATGTACATAAATTCGTTACTGACGATTCGTACATGACAGAGTTTACAACAGTAGAATAGAGAACGCTCGCTGATATTAATCAAATGGTTAAAACTATATTAAGAGATGTAGGAGAGCATCAGTAAAATGAAAGCTGAACTGATTAGTGCTATGGGCACAGACGTGACTGTATGTAACGCGGCAAGAGTTTCCCACGAACGTGTTACAGAGTATAACCAGGACGGCACCGAATTGGTTGACCGCCTACCAACAGAAAGGGATGTTAAGCTAATTAAGTTCTTAGCAAGCAACAACCACTTCACACCGTTTACACACTGCATGGTTACTCTACGTGAGACTGTCCCCTTGTTCGTAGCACGGCAGCGTTTTAGGCACACTGTTGGCTTCTCTTACAACGAAGTCAGCCGTCGCTACGTCAACGACGAACCACAGTTCTACGATCCACCGTTCTTTAGAAAGGTAGCACCCAATGTCAAACAGGGTTCTCTTGCTGAGCCTGTTGGTAGCAACAGTTATGCTAAACGTATCTACGATAATGTTATGCTTGAGTGTGGTTACGTTTATAACGAACTCTTGAAGGCTGGCGTAGCTCCTGAGCAAGCCCGTATGGTTCTCCCTCAGTCAACGTACACCAGCTACTATGTCACAGGGTCACTGTACGCCTTTTCTAGGGCTTACAACTTGCGGTCTGAAGCTACTGCACAATGGGAAATCCAGCAATTAGCGTTGCAATGGAATGACATCTGTGGTAGCTTGTTTCCTGTGAGTTGGTATCACCTGACACAATCAGTTAAAGGACAAGAGAACAATGGCTAAGGCATCAAGTGGTGGAGCAGCAGGGCGTAAGTCTTCCAATGCTAAGAAGGTTATCAGTGACAAACACCTACGGACAAGCATCGGACGATCATCAAACAGCCGTCCAAAGAACAAGTCCAAGAAACGTGACTTCAAACCATACCGTGGACAAGGGAAACCATCGTAATGCTAGTAGACACAAGCACCGCTGATCTTTGGGAAATTATTGGGTTCAACAACAAGTTGAACATGCTAGTTAACACCGGCAAGGTTCCCTACCATGACTACGTTAGGTTCGATATGCAGACCTACTACTTCGACCCGTCCAAGCCAAGTGACACACCAAAGTACAAAAACTTTAAACTTAAACTGGATGCCCTGCGTAACATGGAGTTCGACTCTTACGATGACATGGACCAGATGCAGGACGACCTAAAGCAAGAAATGCTTACAGCTAAAACAAAACGACGTAATTCGGAGTTGAACTAATATGACTTACCGTATAGTTATTGACGACGAATACGTTGAAAAGCTTGCAGTAGCATTCTGTATGGAACACCTTTCGTTACACACTGAGCGACTCCACAACCACAAACACAACGGAGCGTACCTACACGAAGATGATGTTAAGGACTCCAAGAAGTTAGTTAAAGCCTTTAATCATATCTTAGCGTACATGGGGCATTAGACTAGTATGTCCACAAGGAACCTGTGGTCTATGGATCGCAAGACAATCTACCGTGAAATATACCAGCAGTACCTGGACGAAGGGTACACAGCAAAGGAAGCAAAGAAATTAGCTAGCGAAGAGACATCAGATATGCTAGACATGAGCAGTGAGTTCGTTAAAGATATTTTGGATTCGTCTCAAGAAGAGGAATAGGCTGTCATGCCTCATGAGGAGTTTAAGAAGGAACTTTCTTCTGTCGTTGTTAGCCGTGGTCCCTGTCCTAAGTGTGATACATCCAAAGGCTTACTAGAATACGACGACGGGCACTCCCACTGCTTCAGTTGCAATACGTTTACACCCCCTAACAGAGAAGCTTCATACACACTACACGAAACAGGAACATACATAATGAACCAGTCAGTCGCTATGCAAGTAGTATCCCCTGGTCAACCAAAGCAAGAAGGATTTATTACTGAACTAAAGGATCGTGGTATCTCCAAGGACACCTGCCAGAAGTATGGTGTTCGTGTTGTTATGGACATAGACGGTAAGGTCATTAAGCACCTGTACCCTTACTACGACAATGCTAACCGTCTTGTCTCCTACAAGGTACGTCACGTTAAGGATAAGACCTTCGAAGCTAAACCAGTAGGGTCACTTGGCTTTGGTACCCTATTCGGACAAGAGACATGCCGTGAGAAGGGCAAGTACATCACCATCTGTGAGGGTGAGATTGATGCTATGGCAGCGTATGAAATGATGGGCAGTAAGTGGCCTGTCGTCTCAATTAAGAACGGTGCAGCAGCAGCAGCTAAGGATTGTAAGAATAGTTACGACTTCCTTAACGGGTATGAGAACATCGTTATCTGCTTCGACATGGATGATCCAGGAAAGAAGGCAGCACAGGCAGTAGCTGAACTGTTTGAGCCTAACAAGTGTAAGATCGTTAAGCTTGACCTAAAGGATGCTGGTGACTACATCAAGGCTGGCCGTAAAGAAGACTTCGTTAAGGCGTGGTGGGCAGCTAGTGTCTACACACCAGCAGGTATCATTAACCTCAAAGACTTTGGGGATTCCCTGTACGACGAAACCCAGCAGAAGACCTGCTTGTACCCGTGGTCTGGTCTAAATGAGAAGCTGTATGGTATCCGTACTGGGGAACTGGTAACTGTTGTTGCTGGCACAGGTGCGGGTAAGTCTAGTGCCATGCGTGAACTAGAACATCATATCTTAAACAACACTGAGGATAATATTGGTGTTATCGCTCTAGAAGAGAATGTAAGGCAGACAATATTCCACCTAATGTCAGTGGAAGCTAGTCAGCGGCTGTACATTAAAGAGGTACGTGACACAATCCCCCGTGAGGAATTACGGGCGTACCAGGAGCGCACTGCTGGCACCGGTAGATTCTTTGCCTTTGACCATTTTGGGTCCGTTGGTACAGAAGAAATCCTTGCTAGAATCCGGTACATGATTAAAGCTCTTGATTGTAAGTGGATTTTCCTAGATCACTTATCTATTCTTGTATCCGGCCAGGAAGGCGTTGATGAGCGAAAGAACATCGACATTATTATGACCAAACTGCGTAGCTTGGTTGAAGAAACAAACTGTGCTTTGCTTCTTGTGTGCCATCTACGACGCACAGGATCAGACACAGCGCACGAAGAAGGTAAGGAAGTGTCCATTAGCCATCTGCGTGGGTCACAGTCAATTGCTCAGCTATCTGATGCCGTCTTAAGTTTAGAAAGAAATCAGCAAGCTGATGATCCTGTTGTTGCTAACACCACCATCGTCCGTGTTCTTAAATCACGTTACACAGGTGAGACCGGTGTTGCCTGTCACCTACAGTACAGTAAGACCACTGGACGCCTTCGTGAGATTGAAGACCTGAGTGATGATCTAGACAACCCCGCCCCAGGTTCCTATGACTTATGATAAAGAGAAACGCGCTGCTTCTGACAAACGGTATCGGCTTGCTAATTTAGAAAGATACCGTGACGTTAAGAAGCAATACGCTATAAATAATCCTGGAAGATCGTACAGGGTTACTTTAGACAAAGACCCTCTTTCTCTTACTATACACAGTCTTCGTGGCAGGGCTAAGAAAAAGGGATTGGACTTTAATTTAGACAAGGAGGATGTTGTAGCGCCAACACACTGCCCGTTACTGGGGATACCCCTGGTATCGGGCAGGGGGTCAGGGAAATCTGGGCCAACGCCCAATAGCCCGTCAGTGGATCGTATAGACCCAACTAAGGGTTACGTTAAAGGGAATGTATGGGTTATATCAAGCAAAGCGAACACTATTAAACAGTCGGCCTCATGGCAAGAGCTATACCAGTTGGCTCTAAACCTTAAAGCCAAGATAGAGAGTATGGAAGATGAGCAAACCACAACAGAAGAAGCTGAACATCCCACTGAATAACATGTGGTTCTTGACTAGCGACGAAAACCAGTGGATGCTATGTTACTACACTGAGAAAGGGCAACCAAAGACAGCGGCATACGTTGGGTCCAACAAAGATGTCCTGTACCAGTGTATCAATGACAACGAAGTTCGTGTAGATGGCGCTGGACAAGCTAAGCTAGATAAGCTACCATTCAAGTTCTTGGATTGGAAGAAAGAGGGTATGGGTCATGAGGTTAGTACTTGACATTGAGACAGACCTTATCCCATGCACAATAGTTAAGTGCATCATAGCTAAAGACATAGACACAGGTGCTTACTACGCATGGTCTACAGCCGGGGAAATAAACTACAAATTCCCTGAGTTCGTTAAAGACAACAATACTACATTCATTGGTCACAACATCATTGACTTTGATGTCCCCACACTGAACCGTCTTCTTGGTACAGACATTAAGACAGAACAGTGTGAGGACACAATGATCCTGTCGTATATGTTTTACCCACTAGGTAAACACTCACTGGAGTACTGGGGCAAGCAGCTACAGTTTCCCAAAATGGAACCACCAGACTTTGATGGTCCAGTTACATCCTATATGATTGACTATTGTAAGAATGACGTTAACTTAACACACAAACTATGGAACCACTTCCAGCCTAACATGAAGCTCTTCTCACGTAAGAGCATAGAGCTAGAGTACAAGGTACGTGAGTTAATTACTGAGCAGGAGCGTAATGGCTTTACTCTTGATTGTCAGAAGGCTATGCTGCTACAGGCACGGCTACAGGAACGTGCTAAGGTCTTAGAGGACGAAGTACAACGGTCATTCCTTCCGCTGCCTGTACACGTTAGAGACTGTGTACCTAAGTACAAACAAGATGGTCAGCTATCTGCTGTTGGCCTTAACCATCTTGAAGATAAGGCTTCTGTTGCTGGTCCACACAGCATCATTGAGTGGCCTGAGTTCAATCTGTCGTCACGCCAGCAGATTGTCAGGCAGTTGGAGTTCCGTGGGTGGAAGCCTAAGAACTTCACAGAGAAGGGACAGGCTATAGTAGACGAAACAACGCTTGAAACTCTTAACATACCAGAGGCTAAGCTCATTGCTGAGTACCTTATGGTAGAAAAGAGACAGGCACAGGTAACCAGTTGGTTAGATAAGGTAGGACAAGATGGTAAGGTTCACGGTAGGGTATCAACGCTTCAAGCTATCTCTAACAGAATGGGCCATAGCGGTCCTAATATGGCTCAAGTGCCAGCATCTTATTCCCCGTATGGTAAAGAGTGCAGGGAATGTTGGACGGTATCTTCTTTTGGTTATCACCTTCTTGGCTGCGATGCTGCTTCTCTTGAACTAAGAGCCTTAGCTCACTACATGGGTGACCTAAAGTTTATCAAGGAAGTCACAGAAGGTGACGTACACACCGCTAACCAGAAGGCTGCTGGCTTGGACACCAGGGATCAAGCTAAGACGTTTATCTACGCCTTTATCTATGGTGCCGGTCCAGCTAAGATTGGAGCCATTGCGGGCGGCTCAGCAAAGGATGGGCAGCGTCTCATTACAAGCTTCCTAGAGAACACCCCAGCACTAGCTACATTACGCAGCCGTGTAGAAATGTCAGCTAAACGTGGTTACCTTGTTGGTATGGACGGTAGACGGTTGACTGTACGTTCACCACACGCAGCTATGAACCTGCTAATTCAAGGTGCTGGCGCTGTTGTGTGTAAGCAGTGGCTTGTAGAGATTACTAAGCTATACAGAGAAGCTAAGCTGGATGTTAAGCTTGTTGCATCCATCCACGACGAATACCAGTTTGAAGTACGTAAGGAACACGCTGAACAGCTTGGAGCCATCACAAAGTTGGCTATCAAGAACACAGAGTTACTTGTAGGGTCCAAGTGTCCACTGGACAGCGGCTTTAAGATTGGGACCACTTGGCAGGAGACTCACTAATATGTTAACATTTGAAATACCACCGAGCCTGTTAGACAAAGCTAAGCTTGTATCCAGTAAGCTGAACCTTCAGTTCTCTACTCCAAGGATACACGCCTACGGTAACGCTGTCCCCACCCTGGGAGAGCTTGTTGTGTCAGAGTACCTTGGTGTCCCGATCACTAGCACCTACCAGTACGACATGGAGCTACCGGATGGACGTAAGCTGGACGTAAAGACTAAGTTCATTAGAGCAGCCCCAAGACAGGACTTCAACGTAGCTGTATCCAACGTAAAGAGACAAGACTGTGACATCTATGCTTTCGTGTTCATTAAGAACGACAACACCAAGGCATGGTTACCAGGGTACTTGACTTCTACAGATTTCTATGCTAAAGCTAAACACTGGAAGAAAGGAGACACCGACAGAAACTTGACATTCAGACAAGACTGCTACACAGCGTTTGTCCATGAACTAGAGCCAATTGAAGATTTATTAAAAATAGTTGTTGACACACGCAAACCAACAGTATAGACTACTCCTCATTAAAGCGTATCTCTACCTTAACATGAAACTTAAAAAGGAACTTAATCACATGGCACCATCAAAGAAGACTTCATCGAATGATCGTGACAAGAAGACCCACACCATTCAGGGACCAATTTATTGGGCGCAAGTTATTGAACCCAATACAACCTTTGAACCACAGTGGTGCGTGGACCTCTGCCTTACACCAGCTACACGTAAGATCGTTGAAGACGATGGCCTAACTGTTAAGAACAAAGGTGACGCACGTGGTGACTTCATCAGCCTGAAGCATAGGGTTATGCGCCAGGATGGTACCCGTAACGACCCACCCCGTGTTATTGATTCCCGGCTAAATGAATGGGACCCACGTAAACTCATTGGTAACGGTTCTATTGCCAATGTTCGCTTCACTGCTTTCAACTACGATTATGCAGGTAAGTCTGGTCGAACATCAGACCTAGTTGGCGTACAGGTTATCAATCTGGTTGAATACAGCCGTGACGGCTTCGATGTTGTAGCAGACGGCTACACCGTTGGCGTCCGTGACATGGAAGAAGCAGTACCTTTCTAACATCATGACAAGCTCTCAGAAGACCAAGAAGCGTTTCGTAGAAGTGTTGTGGTATGACGCTGAAGGGAACGCTGCTTGGTCAACTGACAAGGAAGTTGCTAAGACGCAGTTACCATTAGTTACAACACGTGGATACCTTGTAAAGAACGACAAGACTATCCTTGTGTTGGCTATGGGCTTCCATGAAGACAGTTGGGTCAACACCTTCTCCATCCCGAGAGGAATGGTTAAGGGGCGTATTAAGACAATAGACTTTACCACAACAGGAGCTAAGAAGTGAAGACTACTACAGAGAAACTTGTTCTATCGGCTCTCAAGCGCCGTAACCGTGTTACCCGCAAGACCGCCATTGAGAATGGTTGGTGTGAGAACCTAACTGCTACCATCTCACGCCTTCGTCGCAAAGGCTTCCAGATTAAGTCAGTCCGTGAAACCACACCAGAGGGTGATGTCTACACCCGCTACTCACTACTTCGTCAGGCTGCTTAACTTTTAAACTAACTAGGAGGCAACAGCACCGTGACTAAAACCATTGATACCCTTGTGGAAGACATCTACAGTTTATTTACGTCAGGCAACAAAACAGTTCTAAAAGAAGAAGACTTGGCGTGTTTTCTCAATGATATCAGTGCGGCTGTTGTCTCCTCTCTTTCTGGCGACGACCATGAAGACAAGCTTCGTATGTCCGGTATTGGTAAGAAGGACAGGAAGCTATGGTACGAAATGAACACCCCAAGAGACGAGAGGGAACAGCTTAACGGCCCAACCTACATCAAGTTCCTATACGGCAACATCCTGGAAGCTCTCCTGGTTCTCTTTACTAAGGCGTCTGGTCACATCGTAACGGACCAGCAGAAGGAACTAGAGATTGAAGGCGTTAAAGGGCACACCGATGGATGTGTAGACGGTGTGGTCATAGATTTCAAGAGTGCATCAAGTTACGGCTTCAAGAAGTTCGTTGATGGCTCTCTAACTAACAACGATCCATTTGGTTACATTGCCCAGATATCCGCCTACGCCAAGGCTCAAGGTAAGACTGAGGCAGCGTTTATTGCCATTGACAAGTCCGGTGGGGACATTGCTGTAGCTAAGGTTGACGCTATGGACATGATTAACCCCACTACCAGGATCAAGAAGATTAAGGAGGTTGTAGCAAGTGCCACCCCGCCTGAAAGATGTTATGAGCCAGTACCTGATGGAAAGTCTGGTAATCTTGGCCTGGACAGTAGCTGCGGTTATTGCGATTTTAGGTTTATGTGTTGGAGCGATTCTAACGGCGGTAGGGGTTTGCGTACATTTGCTTATGCTAATGGGCCAAAGCATTTTGTGCATGTGGAAAAGCTACCTCAAGTGGAAGAAATAACCTAAGTGGTGAACAAGTACCGCTCAGGCTCAGAGAGACGCTTAGCAGATGTGTTAAAGGCTGCTAAGTGTCCTTTTCAGTTTGAGCCTTACTACATCCCATACCGTGTAGAACAGACACGTAAGTACCTACCAGACTTCGTACTCCCTAACGGCATCATCCTGGAAGTCAAAGGAAGGTTCACTGCCACCGATAGGCAGAAGCAGTTACTAGTCAGGAAGTCCAACATATTTGACGACATACGGATTGTGTTTGACAATCCCAACAATAAACTTTATAAAGGA